GTGTTCCTGGGCACTGCAATGGGCGCAGCAGAGGCTACAGCAGCAGCTGTGGCACCGACTGCTGGCAACCCAAGCGGAGCCATCGTGCTGGTCCCTGGTGCCGTAGAGATTCTGCGCTTCAACGCAAATACCTACTTCAGCGGCCTGTCCAGCGCAGCGGCTACCGTCTACATCACGCCAGGCCAAGGTCTTTGAAATGTCCGGCGAGAAGATGATTAGCGAGACTGAGGCCAAGCTGTCTGTACACGAAGCCATCTGCGCCGAGCGTTACGCTGGCATCCAAAAGAGCTTTTCTGATGGCTCAAAGCGCATGAAGACAATTGAGTACCTGCTGTACATCACGATTGCTGCGGTGCTGTTTGGACCAGGGGTTGCTGGCGAGTTTGTGAAGAAAGTATTGGGGTTGTAATGTGGAATTCTTTGAGGCACTGGCAAAGGGTTGGCCCATGCTTTTGGCGCTCATAACGCTGATTATCGTGCTGGCTAAGATGGATATCAAGATTGCCGTGCTGGAAGAAAAGGTCAAGAGTCTGTTTGAGATATTCAACCGCAAAGACAAATGATTGATGTGACCAAAGCCATTGGAGCAGTTGCAGCCAGCATTGCAGCCATTGGCGGCAGCTACACACTGGCCGACAAGTTTGGCTGGTTTGACCGAGCAATCATTGAGTGGTCGCCTGAGAATTTCAAGATCGTGGCAGCGGCTGGACAGCCTATCAATGTGACAGTTGCCCGTATCAAAAAGCGTGATGACTGCTCAGTGGAAAGTTTTACCCCCAGCATCCGTGACGCATCGGGCATGGTGCATGAGGCAACTACAACGGCCAGCAAGTTCAGCGGCCCAGCAGGGCCAGAGATTGACACCTTTACATACCAATTGACGATGGTGCAGAAAGAGAAAATTGCTGATGGCAAGGCCACCCTGCTGGCGACGATCAAGTACAAGTGCCCCGAGGGTGAGCGCGTTGTGCAGTATCCCCGCCACCCCAACCTAAGTTTTGATTTGAAAGGGTAATCATGGACTGGCTCAAACAAATCGCTCCCACCATTGCCACCGCACTTGGGGGGCCACTGGCAGGCATGGCCGTCTCAGCCATTTCCAAGGCCATTGGCGTGGACGAGGCCAAGGTGGGCGACCTCATCGCCAACAACAAACTGTCAGCCGAGCAGATCGCCCAGGTCAAGCTGGCTGAGATCGAGCTGCAAAAGCAAGCGCAAGAGCTGGGCCTGAACTTTGAAAAGCTGGAGGTCGAGGACCGCAAGAGCGCCAGAGAGATGCAGGCCACCACCCGATCAATGATGCCCCCCATCTTGGCTGGCGCAGTCACCATTGGCTTTTTTGGCATCATGGTGATGATGTTCTTCAACCAGATCGACAGCAGCAACCCGGCCATTCTGATGATGCTGGGCAGCTTGGGCACGGCTTGGACTGGAATCATTGCCTACTACTTCGGCAGCTCGGCAGGCTCCCAAGCCAAGACTGACATCCTCTCCAGGACAACAAAATGAACCTGACCCCTCACTTCACGCTGGAAGAGCTGACGGCCTCAGAGACCGCTGAACGCAACGGCTGGGACAACAGCCCCAATGACACCGAGCTGGCCAACCTGACCCGCCTGGCTGACTTCTTGGAGCAGGTAAAGGTGGTGATGGGCGGAAAGCCGATCATGATCAGCTCAGGCCTGCGCACAAAGCTGGTCAATGACGCAGTGGGCAGCAAAGACACCAGTCAGCACCGGCTCGGCTGCGCTGCCGACTTCAAGGTGCCTGGCATGACGCCAGACGAGGTGGTGCGCAAGATCGTGGCCAGCGGCATCGGCTACGACCAGGTGATTCGTGAGTTTGATCGCTGGACACACATTAGCGTGCCCAACAGCGTGGACACCAGCCCCCGCAAGCAGGCGCTGATCATCGACAAGGCAGGCACTCGTCAGTTCGCGTAAACGTAGGCGCAGTACAGCAAGAAGGCCAGCCACAGCAGGCCAAAAACTGCGATCAGCAGCCAATAAAAAAAGCGCCCAAGAAGGCGCTTAAATGTCAAAGGCTGCGGAGTATGGGAAACGCGCACAGGGCAATCACGTCCCTGAGTGCAATTGCCGTACTCGTCACAGCAGTTCATCCTTTGTACCTGCCTTTCATGATGTCGTCTTGTAGTTGGGCAGCTTCCCAATGCACCTCCATGTTGGTGATGTTTGCCATGTACTTACAGCGCGTGCCATCAGCTTTGCGGACAACCACCATTACTTGCTCGTCTGAAAGTGTCTCTTCCAGAGCACTGTTAAGCGCAGCTACAGCATCCCAATTTGCTCCAAGAGGTACGACTTTACTCATGCGTTCTTCTCCTTCAAAGCATTTTCCACAGCCTTCATGAACACCAGCCAGTCGGCAGACATGGCTCCGCACTCAAGCGCAATAGCCTCGCGTTCCCATTCAGTCAGCCCTATCCATGTGTTCTGTGATTCTTTGCCTTGCATTATTTTTTCAATGCGGTCACGCCACCTATATGCTGTGTCTTGGTCGCTAAATTGAATTTTTACATCCCATTTGGTTAGCCATTTAATTGCACCATAAGAAACTGCATCAGCGGATACTTGATATTGTTCAACTCGAATATTTGTTTTCATGATGACCACCACGCCACCAAAAGACAGGCCAAGCCAGCACCAATGGAAAAGGCCAGCACATAGCCAGCCACACGCTCCCAAAGCGGCTCCTCGCGGCCATAGCCCTGCACCCAGGTGCAGTCTGCAAAGTTACGGGGTGTTTGAAAGTTTGAGTTTTTCACGATCAGCTCCTTGCTGGTTGTTGATGGCTCTACTATACCACGATTTCCCACAATATATTTAATCAGGACAAACCCTAATCTTTTGATTCTTTTGCAATGATGACCTTGACCACCGTTTCCAGCGTCGTAAACCGGTGCATGTTGGCGCATTCATAGCGTCGGTACTTGGCATTTTCTGGACGCTGGCGAGTCTCCTTCACCAGCGTCCAGGTGCCGCAGACAGGGCACTTCATCAGTACCCTCTCCAGATGCGCACGTCCAGCAGCCACAGCGAGACAAAGAACTCGCCATTGGCAAAGCCAACAGCGAACACCGGCCACTTGTGCATCAGCGTCTCGATGCTGATCTTGATCTGCTTTTTCATGCAGCCACCTTCTTGCCCTCTTCGGCCAGCCCCTGCTTGATGTAGTGCAGCACCTGGGCGGCCAGAGTGCGCGTGTCGGCCTCGGCCTGGCGGCGCAGCGCCAGCTCCACGTCCGGTGGGATGCGGATCGTCATCCAGCGATCCTTGGTCTTCTCGGTGGCCATCAAAAATCTCCTTGTGCTACTTGAAAACATGGCACACCATACTCTCGCCACATCTTGACCACCTTGTCTCTGTCATCGAAGACGGCGGTCAACCGATTGCGCTCAGGTGGCTCCATATCCGAAAGCCACCCCAGCTTGAGTTGCTCGTCTGGCGTGAAGTCGCCAGCAGCTCGCATACGAAAACGCTCCGGCGCTCCAAATGGCCAAGCCGGAAGCGTGCCAATTGAATTGCCAAAGCACCCGTGGTTGCACAGCCACTCAACTGTCTGCGACTTCACCTCGTCTGACCGACCAGACCAAATCCAGACTTCGGCACCTGACTGGCGCAACGCCTGCAGTGTGCGGATCACTGAAATATTTGGTTTGTCATCAACGCAGGCAGCAAAAAAATCACGCCACTTGGTTGGGCTTCCGCTGTTTAGGATGTGCTGACGATGCTCTGTGAGAGCCAGAGTTCCATCCAGATCAAAGATGTACAACGGCTTCATTTTGCTTCCTCGAACATGTCGCCCGTGGCCTGGCCGGTGGCCAACTCGACAGAGATGCCGTTGGTCAGCAGGCTCACCAGGTCGTCCTGGCCGGCCACCTCGATGTCGAATCGGGTCTGGGCTGCGTACTTGATGGCCTGGGCCTGGTTGGCTGCACGAATCAGGCGGTGTTTGTTGGTCTCGGTGTCGGTGACGACATAAATGCGCGTGGTCATGGGGTGTTCTTTCGTTGGTTAAAAAAGGCGCTGATCTGCCCCTTGGCATCTTCCGCACCTTTTCCCACTATACAACAGAATCCCACACTTTCCAGATATGCAATCCAGTCTTTTTGCTCGGCGCTCAGGCTGCCGCCTTTGGTGCGCTTCATCTCCACCCACAGCCCCCAGGCAGGCACGAACAGGTCAGGCACGCCACTGCTCACGCCTTCGGCCTTGAGCCTGCCAGCGGTGGCCGGACTGCGAGCGCCACCGTTGGGGATGGCAAAGATGCGCACGCCTAGCCAAGTCTGGCGAAACCAGCGCACCAGCTCGCGCTGCTCTTCGTGCTCGGTAGGGATGCGGTCTAGAACGGACATTCGTGCTCCCACTTGTCGCAGGCATCGATGCTGGCCGCAAAGTCCTCGGGCGGCGTCATGAAGAACTCCACGCACAGGCCATCGATCCCGTAGTGCTCGCAGGTGTGGCAGCATTTGGGCGGCCCGGCCTTGTCCCACTCACGCCATTGAATTAAAAACTCCGGCTCGCTCGGTCTGGTAGTCGGTTTGTCAATCATGCCCATCTCCTTTTCATCACTCTGAAAAATTTGCCATCGCGCTTGAACTCAATGCTGGCCGGTGGTTGCGTTTGATTCATGTTGGCCACCATCTCCTCCAGCGACTGCACGTTCAAGCCACCAGGAACGATCTGGCTGCGCTCAGCCATGTTGACCAGCTTTTGCATGGCCATCTGCCCCGCATAACCCTCGTGCAAGATCGGCAGGTACTCGATGATGGCCGGATCGCTCAGGCCACCGTAGTAGGTCACGGCGATCATCTCCTTGCCACTGGCCTTGCTGACATGCTTGCGCCAGGACCAGCCTGTCACGTTCAGGTCGCTGCCCTCCAGCCCCATGATGTCGTCGTTGCGCAGCTCCAGCTTCTTGCGCTCCGGCTCGGGAAACGGATGGTCGCAGGCAGGGCAGGCAGACACCGAGATGGCGCACAGCTCCCCGCAGTTGTCGCAGACCTTGACCGGTGCCTCACCGTTGCCCTCTCCGGCCTTCTTGGGCGGCTGCACAGCGGTGATCGGACCATGCGTGGCCACCACCCCAGCAAAGTCCAGCACCAGGCAGTGATCGATGTGCGACTTCACCCGCATGCCCCGGCCTGCCATCTGAACGTACAGGCTCGCGCTCATGGTGGGGCGCAGCATGGCGATCAGATCGATGTCTGGGTAATCGAAGCCGGTGGTCAGCACATTGGCGTTGGTGAGGGCTTGCAGCCGTCCGGCCTTGAAGTCGGCCAGCATGCGCTCGCGCTCCTTCTTTGGCGTCTCGCCTGTCACGCACTCAGCAGCTACCCCATGCTGGCGCAGGACTGCGGCGATGTGCTCGGCGTGCTTGACACCTGTGCAAAACACCAGCCACGCCTTGCGCTCGCCTGCCAGCTCGACGATCTCGCGCACCACGCGCTCGTTGTTGTCCTTGGTGTCCACAGCGGCCTGCAGCTCGGACTCGATGAACTCCCCGCCACGCTTATGCACGCCAGTGGTGTCCAGCTTGGCCTTGGTGACCTTGGAGCGCAGCGTGGCCAGATACTTCTTGAAGATCAGCTCCTCGATGGTCACCGGCTCGATCAAGGCATCGAACAGCGCAGGCTTGTCGGTGATGAGACCATGCCCCAGGCGGTAGGGTGTGGCGGTGAGGCCAATCACCCGCAGGTGCGGATTGATTGCCTTCAGCTCGGACAGCAGTTTGCGGTAGCCTCCCTCGTCCTTGTGGTTGACCAGGTGGCATTCGTCAATGATGACCAGATCAACGTAGCCTATTGCTTGGGCCTTGTCCCGCACTGATTGGATGCCAGCAAACGTAATCGGCTCACCGAGATCACGCCGACCAATGCCAGCACTGTAGATGCCCATCGGTGCCCCTGGCCAGTGCTGGCGCATCTTCTCAGCGTTCTGCTCGATCAACTCCTTGACATGGGTCAGCATCAGCACCCGAGTCTCAGGCCAGTTCTGAATGGCATCCTTGCACAGCGCAGCCACGATGTGAGACTTGCCTGACCCGGTTGGCAGGACTAGGCAGGGGTTGCCCTGGTTGCCTGCTTCAAACCATGCGTAGAGTTGGTCAATGGTGCGTTGTTGGTAGTCACGGAGCATGGATAGCCTCCACTTGAGCAATGCGCTCACCAATCCACGCCATCACTGGCACTGCCATGCTGTTGCCTAGAGCCTTGTACCGTGGGCCATCAGGTGTTGCCTTGCCCTTGTGTTGGATGTCCGTGTAGCCATCAGGAAAGCCCTGCAGCCTTTCGCACTCCACTGGCGTCAGGCGGCGGACTGCCATTGCTTGTATCGCCATCTGATGCTCAGGTATGCGACCTGCACGCAATGTTCCAGCAGTGTCATACTGAGCAACGCCGTACTCGCTATCTTGAAAAATTCCAATAGGTTGTGCTATTGCTGGAGGGTGAGCTCCTGCCGCCAATGGATGACATGGGTCACCAGCTTGTGGCTTGCTGTAGTTTGCCTTGCTGGTGATCTGGGTGGTGTCAAAAGGGATAGGTTGCGCTACGCCATGCACCCCACTTGCGTTTAGCGTGTACATAGGACCGCCATCAGTAAAACCATCTCCATTGCCACCGTTCTCAGGTTGTCTGCCAATGGTGTTCTCAGCAAGTGCAATGGGTTGCGCTGGCACAAACATCGGGCAACCAGCATTAACGTGCTGATTTTCCAATCCCATCTTTGTGCCAAAGGTAGTGTCAAGTGTGCTGCTTATTTCGGCAGGCCAAGTTGAAAGCAAATGACCTTGTGCCGCATCTTGCACACTTATGCTTTGTCCTGTTCTTGCACAGAGGCTACCGACTGAAGCGCCTGCTCCAACGCTGGCGGCAACTGCTTGCCTCTTTTCTCTGCTCGGCGCAGGATGCCCTGACAGGCTGTGGCGCTCAAAAAGTACCGCTGCGGCAGGTCGCCAATCTCCAAGGTATCCGACAACGAACACACGGCGGCGGCGCTGTGCCACTCCGAAGTACTGAGCGTCAAGCACCCTGTATGCGAACCCATACCCGCATTCTGCCAACCCTCCGAGGAAGCTGCCAAAGTCCCGTCCTCCATTGGAGGACAAAACGCCGGGGACGTTCTCCCAGACCAACCAGTTGGGGCGATATTGTTTAGCAATGGCAAGATAGGTAAGCATGAGGTTGCCACGAGGGTCATCCAATCCCTTTCTGAGTCCGGCGACACTGAATGACTGACAGGGAGTTCCTCCAACGAAAACATTGACATTTGATTCAATTGACCACTCCTTAAATTTAGTCATATCACCAAAATTTGGCACATTTGGGTAGTGATGCTCTAGCACTTGGCATGGAAACTTCTCAATTTCCCCAAACCCAACTGGCGTCCAACCCAATGGATGCCACGCAACTGTTGCCGCCTCAATGCCAGAGCAGACTGAAAGATATTTCATCCAACTACCCTCCCATCCCACTTCTGCCGAACCTCAGCAATCAGCAAATCACCACTGGCGCAAGCCGCAGCATTGGCAAGCAGTTCTTTGCTGCCATACACCCCTTCCCCCGGCTCACCGTTGCCAATTCCCAGCCCGTCTATCTCATAGACTGCAACCCAGTCGGATGGCCCCTCAAGCCGCTTCCACGGAACCAAGTCAGGGTGCAGGACATGGCTCTCGCAGCCGGTGCGCTGAGATTCAATTGGTATCACATCGTCCCACTTGGCGCAGTGCCAGGTGCTGTCCGACAGAGGCGTCACATGGGCGCAGGTGCGGCAGTTAACGTGCTTTGTCGTCTTGCTGCCGTGGCAAAAGTCATGGGCTGGGCAGAACTTGCATTGATACCAGCTCGGGTCCGCGCTGATCGGCTCGGGCATCCTGTCGGTCAGCGCAATGCGCTGCCCACGCTCAATGGCCTTGGTTGCCACTTCCTTGTCGTACTTGATGCGCTCGGTGTAGATGCGGTCATCATCCTTGCAGACGGTCAAGTACAAGGCGCGGTCGATCTGGGTGCCGGCCATGTAGACCTGCATCTGCACAAAGTGCTCAGGCTTGGACTTCTCCACGCCATTCTTCTCCAAATCATCAAATGCCTTCTTTGAGGCGGTCTTGAACTCGGCAATGTGCTTTGACTTAGGTGCCCCTGGCACGCCAGAATCAATGATGGCGTCTAGGCTGCCCGACACATGGCTGCCAAAGTCCACCTTGAACTGGGCAGACACTTTGCGGACATCGAGGCCGATGGCTCGCAGGTCGCTGATGATGTTGGCCTCTTCCTCATGGCCACGGCGAAACAGCCGCAGGATGCGGCCAGGGAACTTGGGCTGCACAGCCCAGCGGAAGTTCAGCCACAGCCACCTGTCGCACACATGGCCCAGCGTGCTGGCCCCCAGGTGTGGGCGTGGCACCTCGGACTTCTCTTCGTGGTGCTTGTCAATTAAGGACTGGATGCTATTATCTGGTTCGGGAATCTTCATGGGTTCTCCATTTTGCAGTGCCATTTTTATGCCCCAACCTTTCAACGGGTTGGGGCTTTCTTTCTGCCTTACTTCTTTTTCCAAGGCGCACCAAATGGTGTCTTGGCTGGAGCTGGTGTCAAAGTCTTGGCAGGAATGACTGAGGCAGCAGGCGCTGCGCTGCCAGAGACCGATCTAAAGCCCTTGACCTCATTGCTGGCACCGTACTTTGGGTCCTGCTTGATTGACAACTTGATGCTGATCTGACCGCCGATCAGGTTGTCAGTGTCAACCACCTTGGCCAGGCCAATGGCTCGCATGATGTCGCCCAGCTGCTGGCGACCGATCTCCTCAGCTTTGACATTCGGGTTTTTGATGTTCAAGTTTCCAAAAACCACACGACCTTGGTGGCTTGGGCCGGTAATGTCGTAGCGGCACTTGATGAACTGGCCATTGCCTGCGCCCGTGGTCTTGAGTTCTGCCTGTGTGATGGTCGCGGTGTACCAGCCAGCAGGCAGCGGCTCAAAGTTTCCATTGCCCTTCGGCAGTTCGGTGACGTTGATTTCTTCGTTTAAAAAAGCCATGATTACTCCTTAATGATGATTTTGAAAGATGCGCGGCCAGGCTTGGCCGTGATTGCGTCCGCAAGCGGTTTAGTAATGGATTCGTCTGTGGATCGCCACACATCCATGTTGATCTCAGGTTTCCAGCGGAACAGGGTGGCCAGGTGATCTGACAGGCCAGCCTCAGCAGCCAGTGCCTGCAGTTTGTCACCATCAACTT